GGCCGAAGACTTTGCAGTCTCTAGTTCCCTTTGCAGTTCAGATAAACGCGACTTTTGCGCTTCCAATTCAGCTTGAGCGGCCTTCTTCGCAGCAACTAACTTGTTGATGCGCTTCTGTACGCCCTTGCTTAACGAACTTTCTTCAGCTTCAGCTTCTTCAATGGGCTGATCGGCTTCCACCTCAGCTTCCACTTCCGAGTCCACAATTGGCTCCTCAGTGTCAACTTCAGGTTCAGCCTGCTCCTCTTTGGCGGGAGTCGCCTCCTTCTCGTCAAGGAAACCAGATTTAAGCAAGTCACTAAGACTTTGCTGATCTAGCAAACCGAGTTTTTGTGCAACGGGTGTCGTTCCTGCCTCCTGACTCCCGGCGTCAGGCTGTGATTGTGCTTCGTTCATGCTAATAGGTAGCAAGTCCTTATTTAATCAAACCAGTAACGCTGGTTAGCCCGCTAGTGGCGTTATGCCAAATCTTCGTTATTAGTCAAGCCATTTAATTCTCTTGCTTGCTTTCTTAATTCAATGAGTGTGCTCAAAGTAAGATTAATCCCATCAGCTTGCCCCGCTGAATGTATTCTATCTTCTCCTTTGCAATCTTTACTTATAGCCATCATCCAGTGCTGTTCCTGCAACTGCTCGATAACTTTAAGCACTTCGCTCCAAGTATTGTTTTTTCCTGAAAAGCCAAAGGCGTCCTTTTGATTTTCCGTCATTGTTGAGATACTGGAGTTACGCCAATCCGGCCAATCTGCGCGTTTTGCTGCTGCATAACTGACATTTGCAGGCTCTTAACGTAGTTCTCAAACAGAGCCTTGAAGTTCTCATCCTGCTGCAACGCAGCCTGCGCTTTCGGGTTAGACTGCAACACCTGCTGCGCGTATTGCAGTTTTGTCTGTGCAGCTGGGTCGTTCTCTTGGTACAACGCCTCGTTGCCAAGGAGCATCATGCCGATGTCACTCTGCACGTCCTTGAACATTTGCACGCTGGCCTGTTGCTGGTTGACGATAAGCTCGCTTGCCATTTCAGGCGCGATGGCCTGAATCATCATCTCGGTAAGGCGCGTCCTGTTAAGCACGCCACCTGTGTCGAGCTGCGCAACCTTGGTAAGGAAGTCGATCTTCTGCGCGATGTACTCCTTATCCATGTCCATCACGTCAAAGCGGACGTTAAGGTCGAACTCGTTGTGTATCTCAGACAAGCTCTGCGGCAACTGACCGCCGGTGACGCGCAGGATTTCTTCCGGGCTCATGTACTGGCAGCACAATGCAAACATCTGCCGGTAGATGTTGCGCCAGCTAAGCAGCCAGCTATTGACCAGCAACTGCTGCAACATCTGCGTCTTGGCTGGTGGCACCACTGGATTAATCGTGCCGAAGTAAGCTGCATGGTTAGCTTCAACTCGGTTGATCAAGTTAAACGCCACCGTAGGCTCGCGTGCCGGCGGCTCCATGAAGCTGTAGTCCGTAGGACTTACGACAGGGAGCTGTACTCCTGGGCCCACCTTGTTGATGGCACCAATTCGTTTGACGACTTTGATGGGAGGTAGAGTCGAGAAGGCAGTATGATCCCGGATCGAATCGTGCTGCGCTTTGACTTCGTCTTGATCAGTGCTAGCCAACTCGGGTATACCACGAGTATCAGTAATAGCGCGGCGCAACTGTTCACGACGGAATTCAACAAACGGGTATTCGCCGTGAGCGTAATCAAGTCGCTGATGGATAGCCCACGAGGCCGCATCTTCCTTTCGATTGGACGCAGCTTGCGGACAAAAAACGGTGAAGTAGATGGCGGGAGCTTTTCCGTCGAGGCTTTTTGTGTAAGCATAAACAACCTCCACCATGTTCATGTAGTTTACGCCGTTGTAAACCAACATGGTCGTTGTTGGGAGCAGGTTGATGTTGTAGAAGGTACTGCTCTTGCCGATCTGCTGAAGCGCACGCTCAACCCAATCCGGGTCCCAGCCTTCAGTCGTGATCTTCTCACGCAACTCAACCTCGGACATCCATGTCCTACGATAGATTACCCGTGATCGCTGCAAGTCAGCCGTTTCTGGCGGAACGATGATCTCGTCCCAGGGCTTGAGCGCAACGATCTCAGGAAGATTGCGGCTAACATACTCTTGGTCATACGTCGCACGGCCAGTCGTAGCCATCTCGTTGACCATGCGCTTGGCTTCCGAAGCGTCCAAGTCAGGGATCGCAGCCTGAAGTATCGCAGCAGCTTGATCTGGAGCGTCCAAGATCATCTGTGGCAACTCGGCCAACACAGATCCCTGTGCCTGCGCAGCCATCTGGAAAAGTTCTTCAGCGGTAATCTCCTGTGTACGCTTGCTGATGTTCTGCTGCCAACCTACAAAGAACGCGCTCCAGCCGTATTGCAAAGCGTACTGCGCCCCAAGCTCGGCTTCTTTGCGAAGCTCCTGCGGCATCTTAGAGTCGCGAATCCAGTGCAAAAGGTTCGTCGCAATGCCGCTCACCGGCGCATCGTCGAGGGTTACGCCAGACGCCCGGATGGTTGCACGCTGGAAAGCCGTGACAAGCAGTGCGGACAGCTCGTTGCAAGACGAGTCAATGAGGCGGTTACGAACGTCACTCGCACCTTCAAAGGGCCAAGCCGGGCTACCTTCTGGACGGGAATCACTATGCTTTTTCCCGTCATCAGTCTGTCCTGCCCAACGAGCAAAACGGATGTTATCAAACTTCGTCACCAAGTTGCCCTGCGACGAGTTAATCATCGAGCGATTGTACTCGCTCAACAACTCGCCGATGTCAGGCGTATCAGAAGCAATAGCTAAAGGGTCAACTGGTGAGATCATGTTAATAACTTCCTGTCATAGACATTCGTTTAGATTGTTTTTCCCAATCTAAGCCGCCAAAATAGGCTGGCTGCATGACAACCATATAGCCTAAAGCGTCGATAGGATCTTTACTAGCACCTTTTTGTCCATCTTGTCCAGTCCATTCCTTTAAACTATAAATTAAGTTCTGACAAGACTCATGTATCATTAGTTTTGGATGGTTTACACCTTTTTCCATTGGTTTTTCTCTGTCCCATGACAAAAGATCATTAATTAAGAGCACCCGCTCTTCAATTGGTAGGGCTGCGGCAGGCGTAAATATGAGCGGATTATCAGCCTGACTAAGCAAATCAAGCACGGTGACACCGCCGTCTTTAGTGATCGTCTCCGTGCCGGCGGTCCGCGGATCAATCCAACGATCCACGATCATCTCACGCTTGTCTCCGGCAGTCTCCAGGCTCCAGATAAGCTCAGTGTACTCGTTCACCCCGCGGCCAGCACCTGCCTTCTGTGCCGGGCCAGCTCGACCGTCGGGCTTGTCACTTGGCAGCGCCCATTCACCGTAGCTTTGATCGGGCCATTCACGGTAGACCCATAGTATACCGTGCTTGTCTACCCTAGCCCAAAGCATAAACCAGTTACGCGCCCCAGCCGGATCGATAGCCATGTAGTTGCTACCCTCAGGGATGACCTCTTCAGCGTCACCCTTCCACAGGTTATGGTCGCCAAACATGGGGAACTCAGATCCTGCCGTCTGATCTGCCCAGCCATAAGCGCGGATCTTGATGTCGTGGCTAGAGCGCCCCGAAAGCTCCTGCTTCATGCGCTCCCAGTTGTTATACGGGTTAAGCTCGGTATGATACCAGATGCAGGCGTGTCGTCCGTAAAGGTTCTCCGCTTGGTAGGGCATCTCGCCCTTGGGGACGGTTAGAACATTGTTATTCGGCAAGAGGGGCGACTTACGACTGACGGTAACCTTGGCACTATTGATGTACTCCTTCACGACTTGGGTGTAACCTTGCACCGGCGTAAAGGTGACGATGAGCTTGCCGGACCGGGTGACCAAACGGTAGCGAAGGGTCTCCAGCCAGTTCTGCGGGACAAGTTCATCGCACCAGACGTAGTCTACCTCGCCACCTTCGACGACCTTAATGTCCTGGGCGTAGTTAAGGAACCAGATCTGGTTACCCATGTACACCGCCGTATTGTCGCTGAACCCGTTCTTCTGGCTGAAGCTAATCTGCGTATGATTAGTTCGCTTAATGTTTCGTATCTCAGGCGGCAGGTACTTGTAGAAGACGTTCTGCTGGGCGGACACGCTGGTCATGTGGGTGGTGTGCAGGCACCAGATGCGGATGTTCCGCTTACCGTGGCGTTCCTTTACCCAGTCAGGGGCTTGCCCACTAAGGTCAGTGCCAATGAAAGCTTGGGCCATACGCTTGGCGGCGTACTCAGTCTTACCCGATCGGTTCCCACCAAGGACGACAATCTCGTTGAAGCGCCCCAAGAGCTTATCGGCATCCGGCCAGTGAGGCAGCTCGTGCCCATAGCGCATGGGGTCGTTGAGTTCCGCCTTAATCTTGTTCTCCCGCATCAAGAACAGGTCGAGTACCTTCTCCGGGCCAATGTTCTGGATCATCTCCATCCTTTGCCGCTTATTCGGCAACGGAAGCGTAGGATGTTCCTCCAGCTTATAGGCTAAGACTTTCTCGATAATTTCTTGATTTTTTTCATCCATACACGTTGACGTTTTCACTACGATGCTCTATATTCCCTCTGTCGTCAAATAACGACCGTGTACCTTCTGCGAAACCTGAAACATCGGACGCACGAGCGACTAAAT